CGCCGAGCACGCCGCCGCCGCGCGCGGCGGAATCGGCGGCGTATGCGGCGGCGTGCTCGGCGTGGCCTGCGGACTCGGCGTGCTCGACGGCGCGCGCGGCGGCGGCGTGCTCGGCGTGGTCGACGGCTCGCTCGGCGGCTTATGACTTTTTTGCTGACGAACTTCTTCTGATTCTAAAGGAAAGAAAAAGTTGAATAGCGAAAACTCCACACAAAACGCTTTGATTTTAAAGCTTTGCTGGGTTCAATTGTAGAGGGGACATAGAGAATGCACTTTGACAGCAACCAAATTGATTTACAGCTTTTCTGGACAGCTACTGGGCTTGGATTCTTTTTTTTGTTGACGCGGGTTTGGCGTTGACCACAACTAAGAACATTCTCTTCGACATCAAAACAGAATTAGAAAAGCGTCGTGCCTCTGAGGCCAAACTCAAAGCACTACTGCGCGAAATTAGGCCTCTGCTCAGCAAGGCCCGGCAAACTCTCCACAGCGAATATTGTGGCTCTGTTCAACATCTGACACTTTGCTCGGAGCTAATGACTATGACTCAGCGAGTGGACGGGACATTGAGTTGACCTACTTCGTTGTTGTGTCCGTTCTTGTCTGGGTCGCTTTTTTTAGCTGGGGGTTTAGGTGAGCGGTATAAACACAATTTATTTATTTGATGGACTTTACGCCGCGGCGTTTGTTTTAAAGAAGCTGTTCGAAGTTTCGTTTTGCTGGTTCTCGCGCTAAGCTAAAGTTTAGGCAGTCATTAAACGCTTAATTGAACGGTTGGGGGGACCTTGGGGTCGTCTTTTTTCTTTAACGACTGCCTACTGTAGAAAAAGCTCACGAGGTCTTGTTAAGATAACATCACAGACTAAGATCTAGCCCTAGCTTGGTTGGTTAAGCCCAGCTTTTGGGGGGTGTTCGATAGCCGCTAAGAAACGTATTCCGAACCAATATACGGGCGCCTTTAAGCACGGTCACCGCCGAGGCGTTAGAGAATACATCGACGATGACTTTTCATTTCGTCTTTTAAATAAGGCTGAAAGCGGGGACGAAAAGGCGCACGAGGCCCTTCTATGGATCACGAAATACAATAACGAATACTACCGCGGGGTTCTAAAAAAGAACGACCCTAACGCTATTCATAAAACCCAGAAGCTCTACAAAGAAGCGACCGATGCCCACAACGCCCGTCGGCGCGATCTAACCTGCGTTGTTAAATCCGGCAAGCTTGGCACTGAATTCGTACATGCGGAATTCGACTCAGACATCATCGAAAAGCAGATCAATAGCTACCGATTCATGGACCACGAGGAAACCATCCTTGAATTCTTTCGAACCGACCACGAATATTGAAAATTACCACTATTCAATAGGACCTCTACAGAACAAGCCATCCGGTAATCGGACGCTTTTAAAAGGAGCAAACAAAATGGAAGAAGTAAAAGTAGACCTACCACAAGATCTAAACGCCCACGTGCAAACCATCAGGGCCTTTGCATTAACTCATAACGTATTAGTTCAAGGCACCTATAAGCCTCAAGATTTTCAAGCCGTTCACGACTGCGTTGAATTCATTAAATCCCTTCACGGTGAAGCCCTTAAAGTTGCCTCTCGCCATAAGGATTCAGACCTTGTTCCTGAGTTAAAAGCCTTTAAAGAATCCATCGTCGATGAGGCCCCAAATGCCTCGGTCTAAAAAAGCTAGTGTCATTAAGCCCATCATTAAAGCTAATGGTCAGGACCACGTTCTAGAGCTCGCTGAAAAAAAAGGACCTCTTCCTATTTTTAAGGCAATCGGGCTTTCCCGCCTATCGCCAGAATCAAGGGACTTTGTTTCCTACGTCGTAACCGTCCAAGGCGATAAGTGTCTTAGCATCGAGGTTTCAGAACCTAATTTAAAAGCCATCATTGTCGACGATGCTAAAACCTCTTTTGTTCAAACCTTTTTAAGCGAAGACGGACTTTTATGATTTATTGGAGCTACCTACAATTAGGCATACTCGTTTCAACTCTTATTAACGCCTGTGTTAATCAAAATTGGCCATCAGCGGTCATCGTCCTCATTGCAGCCCTTATTTACGCTCAAGAGCGCTATGAGCGCGGGATTTTAGAAGCCACTCCGGCAGTTGATCTTACCTCCATCAATAGCTCAATTGAGATGCTAGGCGCGAGACTTGATAAAGTTCAAAAGACTCACGATGAGGTTAATAAATTAGCCAGCGAAACAAAGAGACTTTTAACTGAGACAAATGTTGGGGCGGCATTTCGCCCTCGCATTATGAAGAAAGATTGAGATGCCTCAATATAAAAAGGGGGACCAGAGGCCACAAGGTTCTGGTCGAAAACCTGGGTCAAAGAACAAGAAGTCTTTTCTTGTCTTAGAGGTTTTAGAAAATAACGGCATTGATATCGTTCAAAAGATTATTGATTCACTCCCGAGTCTTCAGCCTCAAGACCAGGTGAAAGCACTAATCGCACTACTCCCCTACTGTTTCCCAAAACTCACGGCCATTGAAGTATCAGGCGGGATGAATCTTCAAGACGAACGTCCCCTAAAAGAGATTTCAAATGAGGACCTCGACCAAATCCTTATTGATAAAGATTGATGAGGCTCGTCGCGAGTCGTGGGAGAGAGGTCGGCTAAATTACCTCCTACACGAGGGCCAACGTAAAATTGATGAGATATTTAGAAAAGTCTTAGGACAACTCTTTGTCGCAAACGTTCCAAGACAATATGGGAAAAGTTATTGGGCTGTAACAAAAGCGCTAAGTGTTGCGATATCAAAGCCAAAGGCTCGCATTAAATACGCAACTGCCTATCAAACAGATTTGGTTGAATTCATTCTGCCCACATTCGACGCCGTTCTTCAAGATTCTCCAGCGCACTTAAGGCCCGTTTATAAAGTGCAAGGCTCTAAGTGGGTTTTCCCAAATGGCTCTGAAATTAAACTTGTTGGCCTTGATAAAAGCCCCAACTCCCTTCGCGGTAACGTTATTGATCTCATCATCATTGATGAAGCAGGCTTTGTTGAAAACCTAACCTACATCTATGAGTCGATCATTATCCCGGCCACGCTCCATCGGCCTAATTGCAAGATTATCTTCATCTCGACACCTCCCTCAACTCCGGCTCACCCGTTTGGCGACTTCATTCAAAAGGCTGAAAAGGAAAATGCTTATATAAAGCTAACGATTTACGATAACCCGCGCATTGGTGAAAATGATATTGAGCGTATGGCTCGTGAAATGGGCGGGCGTGACTCGACAACATTTCGTCGCGAATGTTTATGCGAACTAGTCCTGGATGATGACCTAGCAATTTGTCGTGAGTGGAAGGATGACTTTATTGCAGAAATCCGGCGCGATGAATTCTTCGGTTACTACCATAAACTTGTGGGACAAGACTTAGGCCGAAAAGACCACACAGCTTTAATCTTTGGCTACTACGACTTTAAAAGAGCCGCTCTCATCATCGAAGACGAGCTGACAATGGAGGGCCCAAGCTGGACCACGTTAACCCTAAAAGATGAGATCAATAAAAAGGAAAAGGCCCTTTATGGCGAACATAGGGTGTTTCGACGCGTCTCCGATAACAATAACCCACACCTTTTGCAGGATCTATCGTCCCTTCACAACATGCATTTTATGGCCGTTAAAAAGGACTCAAGTCTTGAACAAATGGTTAACCGGATCCGGGAATGGGTTAGAGACGGCAGAATTCTCATTAACCCGCGCTGTAAGATGCTCATCGGCTGCTTAAAGTACGGCATCTGGGATAAGAACCGTAGAGAGTTCTCGCGCTCAAAAATCTATGGCCATTTCGATCATCTGGCCGCGTTAATGTACCTTCTAATCCACACTCCATCATCATCTAACCCCATTCCACGTGAGCACGGTCATGAGGCGCATAAGGCATGGCTCGGAAATCTCAAAGGTCAATCGAGCTCTAACGCCCGGACCTTTGAAAGCCTACTTGGACCCAAGAAACGCAAATAATTACCACTATTCAATGAGGGGATTCACTTGATGGCTAAAGCCGACCGAAACAACGTTTACTGGGCTTCAGTCCCACCAAAAGAAATCGCAGACGAAATCCTCGATAAGGTCGAAAACTATTACCGATACATGTCGGTGACAGGCCGTCTTGGTCTCTACCGCCGAAGCTACACTTATTTTTATAGACCGCGCGTTACTGGCGGTCGCTTGAACCCAACCGGTGAACAGGGAGAGCTAACCGCTCTTTCTATTAACCACTATCGAAATCTGTTGTCCCACTTAGAGACAATGACCACACAACAGCGCCCAGCCTTTGAACCCAGAGCCACTAATTCAGACGCCAGAAGTCAGTCTCAGGTGATCTTGGCGACCGGCCTTCTTGATTATTACATGCGTGAAAAGAAGATGGAGCGATTCATCAAGTCTGGCGTTAAGGATTGTCTCATCTTTGGCGAAGCGTTTGTTCGTTGCGAGTGGGATGCATCAAGTGGCGAGGCTTACGGGAAAACCGAGACCGGCGCTACTGTTTACGAGGGTGATATGAAGTATTCAAACTTCACTCCGCTCAATTGCATCAGAGATTATTTTAAAGAAAACCCCTCTCAAGATGATTGGGTTGTTCTACGTGAAACAGTTAATAAGCACACCCTGGCTGCTAAGTTTCCGGATCTGGCCGACGAAATTCTAAACGATTCAATTGATCTTTTAGAATACGCAGCCACAACTTCGATTCAATCCTTGGGCTTAGAAGATTCAGACAACATTTTCATGTACACGCTTTTGCACAAACCAAGCCCCGCACTTCCTGGCGGTCGACTCACCACATGTCTTGATAACGGCACTGTCATGCAAGATGGACCGATTCCCTACAAGGAAACTCACGTTTATCGAATCGCCGCTGATGAAGAGACCGGAACCATCTTCGGCTACACAGTGGGTTTTGATCTCTTGGCCGTTCAAGAAGCCATCGACATTCTCTATTCCACAATCATCACAAACCAATCAACTTTTGGCGTTCAAAATATCTTAGTCCCCAAGGGACACGACATCTCAACCTCTCAGTTATCCGGCGGCCTAAACCTCGTCGAGTACGACAGTAATGTTGGAAAGCCCGAGGCGATGAATCTAACGTCAACGCCGCCTGAGATCTTTAACTTTATCGGGATGCTTGAACGAGTTGGGGAAACCTTGTCTGGCGTTAATTCTGTTGCGCGCGGGAATCCTGAATCATCTCTTAAATCAGGCGCGGCCTTAGCCCTTGTTCAATCGATGGCGATTCAATTCAGCCAGAACTTGCAACAAAGCTACGCTCGTTTAGTTGAAGATGTAGGCACTGGGACAATTTCAATCTTAAAAGACTTCGCAGCGGTTCCAAGAGTCGCGGCCATTGCCGGTAAATCAAATCGTCCCATGATGCGTGAGTTCTCCGGCGATGATCTCTCATCCATTAACCGCGTGATGGTTGATATGGGAAATCCTCTGACAAGAACAACTGCCGGAAAAGTGAACTTAGCCGACGCGCTGGCTGAGCGGAACATGATCGACAATCCAGACCAGTACATCCAAGTCATCACGACTGGACGTTTAGAGCCCGTTATTGAGGGTAAACAAGCTGAGTTGTTGCTGATCAAAGCTGAGAATGAAGAGTTGGCCGAGGGTAAGCCGCAAATCGCGCTCATTACCGATCAACACGCCCAACATATTTTGGAGCACAAAACTGTATTAGCTAATCCACAGGTTCGTCGTGACCCAGAAAGTGCGAACATCATTCAAGTAACTCTCGCGCACATTCAAGAACACATCGGAATGCTACAAACCGGCGACCCTGTATTGTTACAACTCATCCACCAACAGTCGTTTGCACCACAACCCCCGGCACAAAGCCCAGGGAATGCGATGAATGCAATGCCAGCAGTTCAGCAAGAAGCGGCGGCGGTTCAAGGACCGAACATGCCATCGCCCCCGGCCGGGGCTGATGCAACGAGTGCAGCTCTTATTGAAGGAAATCAGGCCTAACCTTTTCAAAAAGGACGGCCATTTATAAGCCTATCCCACGGGACGGCGGAGGAGATATATGACCGACACAATTGCAGCCCCTGCACCAGTAGCCACAACCGAAGCCGCACCACAGAATGCTGGGCAAACCCCAGCAGGCGGCGCACAAACTGGCGATGTTAAATCAGCAGCCCAAGAGGCCATGCGAAAATACAAGGTTAAGGTTGAGGGACAAGAACTAGAGGTCGATGAAAAAGAACTTCTACGTGGTTATTCTCATCAAAAAGCAGCTTCTAAAGCATTAAACGAGGGGAAAGCCCTTCGTAAACAGGCCGAAGAATTCGTCGCCATGCTTAAAGATAAAGACAAACTAAAAGATGTGCTCGTAAAGCTTGGGCATGACCCGAGACGATTATCAGAAGAGATCTTATCGGCGCATCTTGAAGATGAATTAATGGACCCGAAGGATAAACAGCTTCGCGATATTACCTCCAAACTAAAGCACCTAGAGGACATGGATAAACGACAAAAAGAAGCCGTCCAGACGCAACGCTTAGAAGAGATGAAGACTCGCTTCATGAAAGAATATGAAACAGACTTTGTTCAAGCCCTTCAAGAATCAAAGCTCCCGCCAACTAAACCTATGGTTGCTGAAATGGCCCGCTACATTTCTCGCGCCGCAAAGATTGGCTTTAAAATGTCAGCTCAAGAGGCCGCAAAACTTGTCGCAGAAGATGTTCGTAGCGCTCATGAAAGGCTCATCGGGGATTCCGACGGGGAAACACTTCTGAAGCTTCTAGGGGATGAGGTCGCCAACAAGATTCGAAAGGTCGATACCTCAAGACTTAAGAATCCAGAAGCCGGACTACAAACACCTGAAAAATCTCTTGAACCCAGAGAACGCCGCCACTCACCGCAAAAACGCATGAGTACGCGGGAATGGCAGCTTCATAAGCGCGGCTTGAGGTAATTTTACCACTATTGATTAGGAGCCCTAAAAGATGCCAACCGCTACCTTTTGGGCCTTCTAAATGAAACCTTAATCTAACGACGCTACGGCCATCCGTGATGGGTTGAAACTTTTAACTACGTTTTAATTTATTAAATCCGCACATGTTTGCGGAAAGGGATGGCATTTTTATGGCAATTGATTCAGGAACATTAAACGCACTTTATAAAGTAGCTTACGCAAAAGGCATCGTGGACGAAATTCCGGATGCATCAAAACTTATCGACCTCATTCCGTTCGTACCGTCTGACCTGCAAAACGGCAAACACTAAATCTTGGTGTTTGTGGGTTAATCCCACTAGGTTCTTAATCCCGTTTGGGAGGAAGATTAAATGAAAACTTACAAAGTATACTGCATAAAAGACAGACTTTCTAATGAAATCAAGTATGTAGGCTTAACAGGCTCAACTCTCTATAAACGGTTTAACGACCATGTTTCTAGACAGAAGTTAAACCCTAAAGACTACTATATTGGACTAATTCAAGGAGATTTAACTCTTCCTGAAGCTGCAACACTAGAAAGAATGCTCATTGAACAATATGACCTTTTAAATAAAGGATGGAATAAGTCGCCAGGAAGCATCAATGGATGCTCTAATGAACACTCACAATCTCAAAAAGATAAGTGGTCAGTAGAAAGAAAGAATAAACCCTTTCTTCACAGGCAGAACCGAACCTCTCCAAACTCTAAAAGTCATAACGAAGCAATCAGCAAGGCTAATTCAAAGCCTATTATCTGTCTGAATGACGGTTTAACTTACCTCTCTTTAAGAGTTGCTGCTAAAAAGCTCAACTTATCTGAGAGTAAGGTCTCTTTGGTAGCTAATGGTAAAAGACCACACACCAAAGGCTTTAAGTTTAAATACCTATAAATTTCTTCTAATTGACTTGGAGTTCCAGCAGTGGATAACAAGGGGCAAGATAATCTCGGCCTGAACGACTAAATGAAGAAACCTCGACAGAGGATGCGATAGTCTGATCTACCTTATAACAACAAGAAGAGGTAGGAGTTGATCCGAAGAGTTCAACCACTAACATGATGACGAACAACCAGTTGTTTTGGCTGCTGAACAAGGCTTCACCTATAGCCTTGATTCTCAGTCGGCTTACGATCTGAACGACTCTATCGGCATGGCAATGCAATCTGCAGTTGTCCCCGGCGCTGACATCGTTCTCGATTCGACCATTGGTTACAACCAAGCGGCTCGCGCTTCGCACTCGGCAAATGCTTTCAAGAGCGTTATGTCGACGAAGTTTGAGAACATGCTGAAATCAAGCCGCAAACGTCTTGAAATCGCTATGCTCTACGGCCAAAGCAACATTGGAACTGCAGCAACTCAAGCGGTCACGATTGCTAGCTCGATGCTCCCGATCGTTATCGACACGGCTTCATGGGCAACTGGCATTTGGGCTGGTTCTGAAAATTCAAACGTTGTTTTAGTTAAAGCTTCTGACAACGACGACGTTGATTCTCTGCGCTCTTTCAAAATCGCTAAAGTCGACGTTGATGCTCGCACGATCTACTTGGCTGCTGGAACTGCCGGAACTGCTGGCACCTTGTCAACTCTTGAAACTGCTATCGAAGCCTACGCTTGTAACATCCATTTCTATGGATCTTGCTCTGGAACGACTAGCGCTTTCGTATACGCAGAAATGGCAGGTCTTAAAAAGATCATGACCAATACCGGAACACTCTTTGGTATTGATGCTGCTGCTTATGACTTGTGGCGCGGAAACGTCGTTACATCTTCTGGCCAACTCACAATGGCTAAAGTATTGAGCGCAGTTTCTAAAGCCGTTCAGCGTGGTCTTGATGTTGATGCTACGGTCTTGGTTAACCCCTCGACTTGGGCTGATTTGGCATCAAACCTTGCAGCTCTTCGCCGATTCGATGGATCGTACTCGAAGAAAAAAGCTGAAAACGGATCTGAAGTATTAGAATACGTTTCTCAAAACGGTTCGTTGAAGCTTGTTAGCTACAACATCGTTAAAGAAGGCGATTGCTTTATCTTCCCAGAAGAAAAAGTTATGCGTATCGGCGCTCGCGATTTGAGTCTCAATGACCCGACTCGCCCGGCTGATGAAGTGTTCTTCACGATTCCTGGCAAAGCAGGCGTCGGAGTTCGCGCCTACACTAACCAAGCAATCTTCTTAGAGTCGCCCGCACAAGCGGTCTACATCTCTGGAATTGTTAACTCGCTTGCATAAGCGAACATAAATTTTGAACAGGGTCATGGGGCTAAAACCTCATGACCCGTTCTTATATGAAAGAGGGTTAAAAAATGTCTTTTCAAAGATTAATTATCGAATCACCGCTGACAGCTGTTGGGTTTAAGTCGGTTTGTGATTTAGATCCTGGGCAATTTCCTGCACTCAACAATTTTGCTGGTTATGTTGGGGCAGTTCTTGGTGGGAACCAATCTGCTAAACTTAGTTTTCAAGTGGGCGCTGTAAACGCGACTGGCACACTAACAGTGGCCGCTGGCGGATCGGCCAATAACGAAACCTGCACTATTTTAAACATCACGCTCACGGGAAAAACCAGCTCAACGGCTGATAACGAATTCACCGTTTCCGCAACGGCAGCAACTCAAGCAACAAATATGGCGGCAGCGATTAACGCTTCAACCACTTTGGCTGGAAAAGTTGCTGCGACTTCGGCTCTCGGTGTTGTCACAATTACTAGCGTAGTGCCTGGTCTTCTTGGAAACGGTCTTCAATTGTCGGCTGGCACTCTTGCAAACGTCGCAGCCGGTGCTTTTGCAAGCGGTACTGATGGAACAAGTTACGTTTTGAACATGTTGTAATAGGGGTTTTTAGATGTCGATTCTTTTAGATGTAAATGGTCAGGAGTTCGACTACCCAGAAGTCGGCGATGTTGCTTGGGGACCGGACTCAACTGATTGGGCTGTAGCTGTAACAAGCGGCATGCTTCAAAAGGCAGGAGGTCTTTTCCTACTTTTAGCAGCTGTTGATTTTGGTGCGAGCTTTGGTCTTAAATCTATCTATTACACATCGAGAACTGCAAACAGTGCGGCGGCAGGAGCTGTAAGACTTGCTCGCACTGATTCTGTTTCATGGCGAAATGCGGCCAATGGCGCAGACCTTTCACTTACGGTTAACGGCTCTGACGAATTAACATTTAACGGCACGGTTCTTCAATTAGGAACGATCACCGTATCTGACACTGCGACGATTGATTTAACGATCGCTGCCGATAATATTTCTGGATCTATTGTTGCAGCTTCGATTGGTGACTCCTACATCGCAGCAGCTGCTGCAATTGCTGTTAATAAATTAGCAGCACTCACAGCATCTCGCGCGGTTGTCTCAGATGGTTCTGGATTCCTCGCATCTGCTACAACGACCGCGACCGAGCTCGGTTACGTGAATGGCGTAACAAGTGCGATTCAAACTCAGATTAATACTAAGCAAGCCACAATCTCTGTCTCTGACACTGCGACGATTGATTTAACTTTAACGGGCGCCGGAATCTCGGGCGTCATTGTCGCCGCATCCATTGATAACTCTTTTATCGCTACGGCGGCAGCAATTGCTAGATCAAAGATTGCGAGTGGCACTAACTCACACGTTATCATTAACGATGGCTCGGGCGTTCTAAGTTCCGAAGCTCAGCTCGCTGGCACAAGAGGCGGCACGGGGGTTTCTTCAACTGCAACGTATCCTGCAAGCGGCGTTGTCGCGACACAAGCTGCGACTGAGACTTTAACTAATAAAACTTTAACATCTCCCGTACTCACGACACCGGTTGTGGATGACGGCGCAGACTTTATTGAAGAGGCATCTCTTGCTTCGCCATCTGCTGGACGCCGCAGGCTTGGTGTTAAGACTGATGGAAAACTTTATCTTAGAGATTCCGCAGGAACAGAAAATCAGATTGGCTCTGCTGGCGGTGGTGGCGGTGGTGGTATCGATTGGCGCGGAGACGGAGCGGACGCTCCTGAAGAAGGAACATCTTTTGGTCAAAAGGTCTTTAAATTTACTGATGGCCTCTCGCAAAACCTATACGGGATTGTGGCGGTTCCGGCATCCTACGTTGCAGGTGATCCTATTAAGGTTCGCATTAAAGCTTTTCACCAAGCCGCCAGCGCGACTCAACTACTAACGGCTGTCGCAACGCGTATCCCTCAGGGGACTGCGATCGACGACGTGACAAATCAACGAACGACAACGAACACGGCGCAAACCGGAGCGTCTAAAGTCATTAAAGAACACGTCCTTGATGTCACAGCCTCTAACGGGCAGGTGAATGGCGTTGCCGTAGCGGCTGGCGACTTACTCGTCATTAGGCTTTTCCGAGGAACCGATACTTCGACCGCAGATCTTGAATTTTTACCATCATCGACAGGGGTGAGTTTCACATGAAAAAAATTACCAGCACACTTTCATTTCTTCTTTCCACGTTGGTTTTTGGGCAGCTTACTAATAACCAAAAAGCCGAAATGCCTTTTAAAAACTACATCGCAAACCCAGGTGCCGAACAATTAACAAGGGCTTGGACTGGAACCGACTCTACTCTTGCGAGTAACACGGCAAACGTGCATTCCGGACTTGGTTCACTTGCTTGGAACGCGACCGCTGCGGCTGAGACTTTAGTTTCCACTCTTGTTGCAATCCCAGAAGGGGATGGCGCATGTTTAGCTGAATTTTATTACAAAGGGTTTGGAACCGCCGACATTCGGATTTACATCAAGGACAACTCAGCTAACGTGATTGCTGGATACACGGCAGCCGACACTGTGTGGGCAATTTCAACGGCCGCTACTTCGTGGACAAGAGTGCAGGTTCCTTTTCCCTGCCCTTCGTCTGGCACCGTACAATTAGTTCTTGAGGCGCAAGGGAACGCAGCCATTGGCTATGTGGATGACGCTTACTTGGGGCGCGATTTTCGGATTGGTGTTGATAAAAAAATAACCGATTGGATTGGGTACACCCCAACAGGCGCGTGGAGCACAAACACAACCTACACAGGATTTTGGCGTCAAGTTGGCGATCAAATGGAAGTCCAGGCAAAGATTGCAACAGCAGGCGTTCCAACGTCAGCCACGCTTACCGTTAATATCCCAACCGGCTATACAATTTCGACGGCAAAACTAGTTAACGGGTCTGGTACAGCAGAAGCCCTTGGAATAGGTGCCGCTAACGATTCAGGCACTTCATATAAATTCACTGTTTTTTACAGTAGTACCACTGCGGTTCTTGTCGGTTATCAAAATAGCGTGACAGCAACAGCAACGACCGTAACTCAGGCAGCACCATTTACATTCGGCGCAGGTGACTATGTGACAATCAATTTCAGCGTACCGATTGTAGAATTTGCATCGCAAAATACTCTTAGAGGAGACACGACGGATCTCTACGGTGAAGTTTACACGAACGGCGCTTCAAGCTGTCAGTGGCTTTCAACCAGCGCAACAGTAGCAGCATTCACGGCTGACTCTGACTGCGCAGCGCCAACGGCATCTGGCAATGCAACGGCACCGGCAACCAAAATTCCGGCAATGATTGTTCCTAAGATTCTCCCCGGTCGTTATTTGATTATGGCAACAGGCGTTTTTAAGGCTGACAGTTCGGCTTCGGGAACTCAGACTTGCCCGTTTTCAATTACTGACGGGACTACAGTTAAAGCTACGAACGGTCCGGGACAGATTGTGAATACATATCAAGATCGCATTGGAGAAATGTCGGCGGTGTTTGAATACACAACTGCGCAAACAAATAGGCAGTTTGAAATTTACGTTAAGCGAGCCAGCGGCAACGCGTCTTGTGCCATTGATGTAAACGTCGCAACCGAAATGGCTTTCCAAATGCGAATCATTCCAATTTCTCAAGCGCTTCCAAGACCTTTCATCCCTGGTAGCGTTTTCGCTGCTCGACCAAGAGTTGTGAAGATCGGTACGGCAAAAGTCAGTTGTTCAAGTTCGTCCTCGATCACAACAAACACCGACAGCATGATTGTTAGTATTGGGAATATCTCGTCCGGATCCTGTGCAATAACGCTTACGACCGGGTATTTTTCCGCAACTCCTGAGTGCTTCGTTACATGGACGGGCGTGGGAAATAATGCAATCACATATAGCAGTGCTTCTTCAGCAACGGCAACGACCGTCGCTGCTGTTACAGATGCAGGGGTTGCAGCCACAACATTCGGGGCACAGATAATGTGCATAGGAAATAACTAAATGAAATTGCCGCAAACAGGAGAAAAATAAATGTCACAAAATAATAGATTAATTGCAAAAAATATCTTTGATCTAGAAAGAACCGAGGGCGGTGATTCTAGCATCATGGACTTGTGGGAGAGTGGCCCTTGCAACCGTTTTTCCCTGCAGTCGGTTTATACGGTGACAGCCGTTCCGGAAGCGGCCGCCATTTTAGTAGCTAACATCAAACTTAGCTCAGACCCCACGCATCCGAGCGAATTTTTCAAATCTTCGCATGGAATGGTGACCGGCATGATCGTTCAAGCCACAACGGCCGGAACTCTGGCGGTGCCCTTAGTTGTTTCCACAAATTATTATGTGATTAGAATCGATGCCGATTATTTTGCGTTGGCCACAACTTATGCATTGGCGGAAGCTGGCACCAAAATCGTGATCACTAACGTCGGCGTCACATCAACCACGCTCACGCCCGGAGCGCTGGCGAGTTCACTGACTTTTAAACGTTCAAACGACCGCACGAACTGGACCGACATTCAGGCCGCCACAACCATCACGGCCACTGGCTCTCTTTACTTAGATCAAACCAACGTGGCTTACCGCTACCTCAAAGCCAACAAAACTTTAACGGGCGGCGACGTGGCCCTAACAGCCTTCCTCATAGTCATCGGCGACGCGGTTTAAGGAGAAAATAATGAAACAAGAATTAGAAGTCATAATGGGTCTGATGAAAGATCTTCAGGACAAAATGGAATACGGCGAAGAGGATTTCTCTGAGCGTTTGGGACGAAAGAAACCAGAAGTTGAAGTTTTGAAAATCGATGGAGATCTTCCTTTAGACGAAGAATCAGAAGAGTGCTTTGAAGAAGCGCCTTTGGAAGAAGAAGAGCTTCCTGAGAGCCCTGAAAACAAATTAAAAAACCGTTTATTAAAGCTTCGAGGTTAATTAGATGGCTGGTCCCTCTTTTGCTACTGAAGCATTGATTTCAAATATCAAGAGACGTTGTGCTGTCCCTAATTCTCAGCTGACATATTTGCCCGCTGATTTTACAGACATTGCAAACGACGAGCTTCAGGGACGCGTAGTGCCGCTGCTCATGAGCACTAGAGAAGATTACTTTGTAAGCTTTACAGATGTAACGCTGTCTGGGAATGAAGTTGAAATACCGGCTGACGCAGTTGGAGAAAAACTTAGGACTGTCGCCATAGTTTCTCAAACTAGCCCGCTTGTTCTCAACAACCTTCCACGCATTGATTTAGATGTCGTTGCGGGAGTCGGGTTTTCTAGCTCCACATCTATCGCTGGATTCTACATTCAGGGCAACACTCTGATGCTTTATCCTTCCAACGCTGTTCCGCAGAGTACGACGATTCGTCTTTATTATTATAAAAGAACGCTAGCTTTAGCAGCGCCTTCTACCTATGGGCAGGTTGTTGCCGTCAACCCTGGAACCAGTACGGTGCAGCTATCTTTTCTACCGTCTTCTTGGGTGACCGGAACGGTTCTAAATTCTGTGTCGGAAACATCCCCATTTGAAGTTACTGATTCATCGATCACCATAGTATCAACTTCGTCGCCATCAATCATTGTGGACTCCGTCGCAGATATTGCTGTTGGTGATTACATATCGGAAGAAGGCTATTCAGCCATTCCACAAATTCCAATTGAGGCACATGCCTATTTAGCACAGCTATCGGCTGTGAAATGTTTAGAGGGCTTAGGTGACAGAGAGGGAATGAAAGCCGCAAACGCTATGGCTGAGATTTTAGAAAAATCCCTCCTCGTTATGGTCTCTCAACGGGTGGATGGATCTGTGAAAAAGATCGTTAATCCTAATGGCGGGCTTCGGATGAATGGCGGCCTCTGGCGCTCAGGGCGGGGGCTCTAGCTTGTGGCGCAACAGCAGAAAATTGATTTATCGCTTCGGGGACTTTTCACAGCCCCCAACTCTTTATCTGGCATTCCGCCAGGCGCGCTAACTGTTGCCGATAACCTTGTTATTAATTCTAAAAATCTAGGCGAGTCCCGTCGCGGACAAACACAGTATGGCGCTGCTCTCTCTATAGGAGTGTCAGAGGTTAAGAAGGTTTTTAACTACGCCTCGACTCTCATTGTAAATTACACAAATAAACTAGCCTATGATGCAGGGTCTGGGGTCTGGACTGACTTTTCTGGAACCTACAACGCTCCATCGGCTGCCTATAAGATGCGAAGCCTAGAGGCCCTTAGAAACTTCTACTTCACTACTGATTCTGGAATTTATAAAATTGATGCCTTGGGTGGAACACCAAGAACTGCCGGGGCTCCAAAAGCTTTAGGGGGGGAAGGCGCCAACTCTGGAGCCAGTGGTTTTCTAGTTAACAACTCAGCTGTCGCATACCGATTAGTGTGGGGCTACAAAGACGCTAATTCTAATCTTATTCTAGGCGCACCCAGCGCTCGCCTCATCGTGACTAATTCAACTGGCGGAACTAGAGATGTTGCCCTTGAGTTCCCAATCCCAGATGGTTTAACAACTTCATTTTTCTACCAGGTCTATAGATCATTAGGAACTTTGACTGCCGCGGATGAGCCAACAGATGAGCTACAGCTTGTGTTGCAAGCAAATATAACCCCTGGGGAAATAACGGCTAAGGCTTTTACGGTCACTGATTCCACTCCCTACTCTTTAATGAGAGCAACGCTCTACACATCCCCATCTCAAGAGGGGATCGCTAATGCAAACCTACCACCTCCATTTGCTTTCGATATGGATGTTTTTAAGAGCGCCGCCTTCTATGCGAACGTAAAGCAAAAGCAAACCATGTCATTGGCCCTGATCTCAGTTGATAACCCATCACTAGGTTATGTGGTTGATGGAACAGTGGCGACTGTGGATACAAGCACTACTCTGAGCACTATCGCCAACACCGCACTTTTACGTGTTGGAATGAGAGTCGTCGGCACCGGCATTCCAGTAAATGCGACCATTGCTACAATTGCCGGAGCAAACTCAGTTACGATTACGGCCGCTGCTACCGCTACCGGATCTGTTTCGGTTGAGTTCCAAGATAGAATTACAATTGGCGGAGTTGATTACTGGGCTGGTTCAGCTGAGAACGTGGCAACGAACACGTTCCTTCTTTATAATTCATCAACACCTGGAACAAATATCAATGAGTCAGCGATTAATCTGATTCGGGTTATTAATACATCAGCCTCAAATACAACGATTTATGCTTTCTACACATCTGGTTTAGAGGATCTTCCTGGCCAAATGCTATTTGAAGAAAGAGCGATTGGCGGAGCAGTTTTTTATGCAACATCAACTGCTGGGTCATCTTTTAGCCCGACACTTCCAACAAGCGGGACCACGATTGCGTCTGATAACGAAGTAAAACAAAACCGAGTTTATATTTCAAAGTCTGGGCAGGTAGAGTCGGTTCCAATTTATAGTTACCTCGACATTGGGGCTGCAAACTTTCCAATTCAACGGGTCGTAGCCCTTCGAGACGGTATATTTTTCTTTAAAGCCGACGGTATTTATAGAATTTCTGGGGAAACGTTCTCATCGTTCACGGTTACACTCATTGACAATACTGTTGCTCTAAAAGCCCCGGAATCAGCCGTGCCGTTTAATAACCAAGTGTTTTGTTTTACAACTCAAGGGATTGTGGCCGTCACTGATGCTGGCGTTCAGTTGATGTCGGTTCCCATTGAAAACACTTTGTTAGAATTATCGTCTGAGCAATACACCAATTTCGCGTCTGCCTCATTTGGCGTTGCCTATGAATCGGCTCGTTTATATTTGTTTTACACCGTCACCAATGAAGAAGATGCGTTTGCGACTCAAGCCTTTGTCTACAACTCGCTAACTGATTCTTGGAGCCGCTGGATTATGGATAGGACGTGCGGGGTTGTTAACTCCTCGGTCAATAAACTATTCATGGCACAGCCAACTACTGGGCAGATGTTGATTGAGAGAAAGAGCTACACCAATGACGATTACGCCGATGAGCAATATGCGGTAACCATCGCGTCTGTTGGTTCAGAAACTGAAATCACACTTGTTAGCGCAACAAATGTTGCCGATGGGATGACTTTAAAGCAGGGAGTCCGAACGACTTTTATCGAGTCGGTTGTTGGAAACGTTCTCACGGTTGTTAGCTCTGATGGATTAAATGCAGCGGCAGCAAATGTTTACACTCCAATTAGAACTAAAGTTCAGTGGACACCGATTGATGGGGAAAACCCTGCTCTTTTAAAACAGTTTTCTGAAGTTACATTCATGTTTAAGAACGCAGCTTTTATTGAAATAGTCGCGGCTTTTGCGACAAACATCTCATCAGGGATTTATTACGTTGATGTATTAAACAACACTGGAGCGTCGCAGTGGGGGAATTTCGACTGGGGTGACCAGCCTTGGGGTGGCATCTTAGGTGGCGAGAACGTCATTAGGACCTATGTTCCAAGAGAGAAACAACGCTGTTCTTGGTTATCTCTGTCACTTGAAACCAATGAAGCCTTCACTGGTTTCAGTTTGCAGGGGGTTAGCCTTAACTATGTCCCCATGTCGACGTGGGTGAAATAGTGCGCCTGCCAACATCGAAGAAAGTATTACGCGAAGACGTTAAAGGGGCTCCGAATTGGATCAATCCCCTCATCGATACGCTAAATTCTTTTATGGAAACCGTGTATCAGGCGATGAATAAGAACATCACCCTTTTTGAGAACGTGAACTGCCAGATTAAAGAGCTAACCTACAAAACCCCCACTACTTATCCGAATGGGGTTTCCGATATAGAGTTCACAAGCGAGCTTAAGACTAAAGCCACAGGCGTTATGCTCATGCAGGTCTTTGATAAGGCGCTCTACGCGCCTCCTCCTGGGCCTGTTTACATTCCATGGGTTGAGAACAACGGGAACATCATCATTTCAACAGTGCCCGGCTTAGCGGCGGATAAGACTTACACTTTACGGCTACTTGTGACCTAATCAATTACCACTATTCAATAAGGGGCTAAATATGGCGTTCTACAACGGAATCGAAGAAGAAGATGAAGATGAAGGAACAGGGCAGACTGTTGGCCCAGAGTCGGCAGCACTAGGCGCTGGAGCCGTTAATGCTGAGCCCGGAGGATCAGGCGCTGCTTCAAAGCCTGAGCCATTCGTTGGCATTTCGCAATACATCAACGCCAATAAGCCTCAGGCTGAGAAATTAGCCGGTCAAGTCGTTAGTAATGTCGACGGAAAGGCGGCTGGGGTGGAAACCGCCATAGGCTCGGCTCAGAACTCATTTAATCAGGCAGCCGATAGCCAAAAGGTTGAGGCCGATGATGATCTATTTAGCCAAGTTAAAACCAACGCCACAAGTGTTGTTGGCGATCAAAACAAAGTGAATTCGTTTACCAAGCTTCGCGATGCAAGCTACTCGGGGCCACAAAGCATTCAAGACATGGATCAAGGAAACGCGTGGGGCGGGATTCAGTCCGCCATTCAAAAAGCAAAACAAGCAAAAGATCTAACGAATACCGAAGAAGGCCGAATGGGCCTTATTAAAGAAATCTCGAATAACCCGCGACAATCCCAGGGCGGGCTCATCTTTGATAATCTCTTGCTGCAGTCAGACCCAAACGCTGCAAAAAGGCTACAAGATGCCGGAGCTAGTCTTAATACGGTTGATGAAAGACTGGCTGGCGCGAACCAAACGGCGGCTGAAAAGGCTGCATCTATTAAAGCGCAAAACCAAGGCGTTTCACAATTAGCTAAAGGGGCTTTGACCGAAGGGTATGCAGGCCTTGGAAACGATTTAGCATCTAGAGAATCTATGGCCGACCTTGAACAACAAGGACAGGTAAAATATTTAAAGCAAGCGATCCAAAACGGCACACTCACACCGGAAATGCTGGCCCAATTAAAAATGACGGCTAAAGACAACACCTATGGAGCAGACCTTTCCAAATTCATTAATTACACGGACACCGTTGATAAATATTCCGTTGCTAATCAGGACGACATAGCTCGGCAATCTGCGCTGAAATCTTTGGCCGGGGATAATTCTCTTGGTGACGACTTTTTGAGCGCCGCTAGAAAACTTGGAGAAAAAGGTGAAAACTTTCAAACGGATCTTGCGGGTTATGGGGCATCAAAAGACGCAAATCTCTCGGCGTACAACAGCGCGATGAATGACACATCAGTGCTGGCTGACATTATGCAGGTCCCTCTCAAAAATTTAACTAGGGGGCCAAACCCGACGACTACTGGACTCGCCGAATATATAAAATCAGTTGAGCGACGCGGGTTACACGACAACGGAGTGACAGACCCGAAAAAAGAGCGAGCACTGGCTCTCAAATATTTGAACGAAGTACTCTACCCGGCTCGCGATAAAATTCAGAACCAGTTCAACTACAACGAAACGCTTGGGGGTCCTCGACCCACAACAACAACTAGGAATGGTGTTTAGCCATGGGTTTATTCAGCAGCGTTTTTGGTGACGATGCCTCAATTAAATTAAATCAGGCCGAGGATGTTTATCGAAACATTGATCTACCAGACATTGAAAAAATGAAGCTTCAGCTTCAGCAGTACGTTGATCAAGGCATGATGACGCCCGAAGAGGCCGAGGCTCAGTTAGTTGGTTCTAACGGTTATGATTCTATGGATCTCGATAGTTCGGGAAAGGCGGCGCAAATGGCCGCCCTTCAAGGGCTACAAGAAATTGGAAATCAGGGAGGGTTAACTAGTTCTGACAAAGCTAAACTTCAGGAAATCCAAAACCAAGAACAAACTTCAGCGCGTGGATCACGGGAGGCAATCCTACAAAATGCCAATGCTAGAGGGGCTGGCGGCTCAGGTCTTGAGATGTTGGCCCAACTTCAAAACGCCCAAGATTCCGCCACCCGCGCCAGTTCGCGAGATTTAAACGTCTCGGCCCAAGCCCAGGATCGGGCTTTGCAAGCGTTGCAACAAGCCGGGCAAATGGGCGGCAATATCAACCAACAACAATTTGGCCAACAAGCCGCCGTTGCGGATTCGCGAAATGCTATTTCTCAATTCAATGCCGCCAATCGGCAGCAAGTGAATTCAAACAACACGGCCATTAATAACAACGCCATGCAGACAAATTTGCAGAACAAACAAAACACGGCCAACGCGAATGTGGACACTCAAAATAAGCAGCAACAATACAACTCGCAATTGCCGCAGCAACAATTCCAAAACGAGATGACTAAGGCCGGTGGAATCACGGGGATTTCCAGATCCGCAGCCGACCAGGCGAGTTCTGATGCAAACAGTGAAAAGAATTTGTGGGGCGCCGTTGTTGGTGCTGGCGCGACACTTTTTTCGGACGAGCGCGCTAAAAAAGACATTAAAGAGTTTAACGCTGCTGACTTTTTAGATTCTCTAACGGGCTATAAGTATAAATACAAAGACGAGAGCATGGGGGATGGGAAACAAGTCGGCGTGATGGCGCAGGACCTAGAAAAAGAAGTTCCGCAAATGGTCGCGGACACGCCTCGCGGCAAAGTCGTTGATTACAACAAAGCGGGCGGCCCCATTATGGCCAGCCTTGCGCATTTGAATGAGCGCCTGAAGAAAATGGAAGGTAGATAAAATGGGTTTGTTTGATTTTCTAAACGGCAAAAAAGAAGAACTTCAGCCCGAACAACCCTTCAAAATTGAAAACCCGGCCGTTCAAGAATACATGGCTAAATATTCGGACGCTAATCGCGAGAACATTGTGGACGAGGATAGGGGCCCTAATTTATTGGCCGCAGTGGCCGCGCTAGGCTCGGGCCTTCAAGGCGGCAATGCTGCGGAAACAGGCATGAATTTTCGCAGGAACCAAAAAGCGATGCACGATAAAAAACTTTCGGATTTCGATTCTGGGAAATCTCTAGCAGAAGAAAACGATCCAATGTCTGCGCAATCAAAGCTCGCACAACAAGCGGCTATTGAACTCGGGGTTAAGCCTGAAATCGTAAATGGCATGACTGCTGATCAGTTTAAGAAGCAAGGTCCGATGTTTGAGAAAATCTACCAGGTCAAACAAGCGAGACTTAGCCGTCAAGACGCTGCGAGCGAGCGAGATTTTGCAAGACAATCCTCTGCTCATGAAAAGAGTCTTGTAAGAGACGAAAAGAAAAATGAAAAGCAGTTGGCTTCAGATGAAAAGAAAAAGGCCACGACTAACGAAATCGAACAGCGACGAACCAACATAAAAGACAATCTTGCGCTCCTTCAATCACAGATTGATGAGAACGGCACATGGGAGGCTTTCGGAAGCCATAATCAAGATATGGAACGCCGACTTGATCAAATAGCAACAGATATGTCTAAGCTTATGGACCCAAACTCTGTTGCTCGTCCTGGCGAAGTAGAGCTAGTGAAGCAAGGCCTCATCAAGGCAGGCTTTAAAAACTCCAATGCAACGGCTAAAAAGCTTCTGCAAAACTTCGAGAAAGAGGTAGATGATAGGGCGGCTAATGCCTACAGCATTCGGGGAATCGATAACCCTGGTTATGCGAAAGCCGCACCCCCCGCAATGAATTCAGACGATGCAGCTAAAACACGACAAGAACGAATTGCAGCGCTCCAAACGAAAAGAGCTGGCGGAGTGGCGAGTAAGTAATGGCCTTATCTCAAGAAGAATCAGAAGAGCTGGAGCTTCTAGAATTAGAAGAAGAAGAGGCGCAGTATCAGGCCTCTAAGGTAGCCGCTGGCCCGAGCAAAGGTGATTCGGCCCTTAAAGGTGCCCAGCAAGGGCTAACTTTTGGTTTCGCCGATGAGATGGGCGGAGCAATTCAAGGCGGCATGGATAAAGTTGCAGGTCTTTTCGGGGAATCTCCTACTGAAATCAATGCTCGTCTTTTATCCGAAGGAACTAGTGGCAACATTGGTCCGACTGACTTAAATCAAATGTATTTAACTGCTCGCGATGAAAATCGTGATGATTATAAAAAAGCACAACAAGCTAATCCAGGATCTTATTTATTCGGCAGCGTTGCTGGCGGGGTTTTAGCGAACGCAGTTCCTGGCGCGGGTTTAGCTAAGGGTGCGGGTATTGCAAAAACCTTGAGCAGCGCAGCCCTTCAAGGTGCAGCTTTTGGCGCTGGCGGGTCTGAACAAGAAAACATCGGCGGCATTGTGCGAGACTCTCTTATCGGCGGAGGCGTTGGCCTCCTGGGCGGTGCGGCTGGATATGGAGTTGGAAAAGTTTTATCCGGCGTGGCTCGAGGGACTGGAAAGGCCATTGGGAGATTAGCGCCAGGCCTTGAAAACTCTGCTGAGTCCATGGCTGTACAGGCTACTGGGGCAACTGGGAAACAAGCGTCAGAATTTGCAGACGATGCTGGCCGTGAGCTTTTAGATAGAGGGCTTGTTAGATTTGGCGATTCAGCAAAAAACATCGCGGATCGAACTGGCAAAGCTATGAGTGAAGCCGATGCGGCGATCTCAGGCGCACTTAGTAAACTAGACGAAATGGGCGTTGAGGCGAGCCAAGATAACATAGTCGCAGTTTTGAAAAAGCAAATTGCTGGATTGCAAAAAGATTCATCGAAAGCTGGTGTCATCCGCCAAATGGAAAAAGCCATCGAGGATATTGTCGGCACGGGAGAATCAAACATGAAGGTCTCCGCTGCGGAGGGAGTCAAGCGCGGCTGGACTGAAAAAGCCGGAAACTGGCTCGACCCTGAAGCAGGACAGGCCGGGAAAACGACCTATCGCGCATACCAAAAAGAAGTAGAACGAGCGGCGCTAGATAAAGCCCCGGAACTCGCAGCACAATTCATCGAAGGAAAGAAAGTTCACGGACTTTTGGCTCCCATAAAAGAAGCTGCAGAACGTAGAGCTATGACACTTAATCAATCTCCCTTTGGGGGCTTAGGGGATACGGCTGCGGCTGCGGCGGCAATGTCTCAAGGCGGCCCTGCAGCGGCCACTGCGGTCGCTGGGCGTCGCATTGTGGGGCCACGCCTTGCTAGCTCACTTTCGGTTACATCTGACGGCTTAGCAAAACTTGCGGCCGAGGCCCCACAAATGCTGGGCAAATTCGCAGGCGTTATCCAAGAAGCAGCCACACGCGGATCTCGCGCCGTCGCAGCCACTCATTTTATTTTGCAACAAACCAACCCTGAATACCGGAAACAGATTCGAGTGCTGACCGGGGACGGCGACGAATGAAGTTAACCCCAGAGATTCAAGAGATGCTTCCAAACCTCGCTTATGGAGCGATTTCGGTTTGGCTCTTGAATAAGCTTTGGGATATCGGATCTGGGTCACATAAGAAATTAGTCGAGTCGAACGCGAATCTTGTCGTGGCACTCGTGGAACTTAAGATTGAGCTAAAGGGTTTAAAGGAAATCATTTCAGAGATACCGCGCATCCGGGGGGATGTGAATGAGGCTCATGCAAAAATCAGGGAATTACGCGCCGAACAGCGGCGGCCATAAAAGGGGGATTATGAAACAATTTTTATTTATATCGGTATTTATGCTCATTCCAATCATGGTGCTATCGCAGGCACTGGGAATCGACCCGGCGCCGCTAATTCCTGCAATGCCGCCGCCGAACTCAGATGATTTGGGAAAGTTTTTCGACTCCCTGGGAAACCTCAGGGGAGCCAGTGCGATGGTCGTTGCTGTTTTTTGTGTGCAGGTAGTGATCGCGTTTTTGAAATCAAAGCTCGGGGAATTCGCTGGAAAATATCAGTATTTAACAGTCTATGGATTAACCCTTATCTCAGGCATCTTGAGCTTGAAATCTGTTGGCCTTGATTGGGCAGCAGCGGCACTTCACGCCAACTCGCTTGCTGCAGCACAAGTGTTCTTGCACCAAGGGTTTACGCTGTTCATTAAGGCTAGAGACCCCAGCCTTTTGTTGAAATGAACCAAGGGACGCTCTTTAAAAGTTTTGTTTGGGATGCGGCGGCGAAATATGCGGTCTCTCAAATATTCTTAGCCGTTCCATTTCTAAGTCTTGGGCCCCTAGCCCCAATCGTAACTTGGGTTGTAACGCTCATCGCAGACAAGATCTACATGGCCATTGAGGTCGTGATGGATCTTCAAACGATTGCCTTTAAAAACCAGGCTCATAAGGAGGCCTTTGATAAGGCGTCCCTGCGTTTAAAACTTGTGGCCCAAGTTAAAGGGATTGATTCCGAGGAATTTAGAAAGGAGCGGGATGCGCAAAAAGAAAAATTATCTGAGTTTGTTAGGTTTAATTACTAGCGCCTGCGCCACTATTCCAAATACGAGAGTGTGCACGGTAGCTGGCTCAATTTCAGCTGGAATGAACTGCGCCTACACGCTTTCAAAAAAAACAGAAGAAATGACTGTTGATGAAACATTCTATTTTCTAGAACCGCGAGATAGCCCGGCTCGATCCGGTGCAATTTGTATGAGTGCATTCGACTACGCAAAATTCAAGAATGCCTTGGAGCAGTCATGTCACCTTCTTGGAAGCCGATGTCAGAAAGAAGCCGTATTACCTTGAGCTCAAGATTAGAGGCCCTCATCATTAAACATGAGGGGTTTGAATTAAAGCCATATACCTGCGCTGCTGGGAAACTAAGTATTTCAGTTGGCGTAAATTTAGAAGAGGGCATCACGGCTGAAGAGGCCATGCTTCTTTTTCGAAATCGCCTGTCACAATCTGTTCGCGATGCGAATACTTTCCCCTGGTTTAAGGGCCTAGATGATGTGAGACAAGATGTGGTTATCAGTATGATTTATAACCTGGGGCTTCCACGACTTAAGGGTTTTAAGAAGATGATCGGGGCCTTAATGAATAAAGACTATAAAGAGGCAGCAAAAGAAATGCTATTTTCTGAATGGAGTGAACAAGTAGGCCCTAGAGCTAAAGAGCTAAGCAAGATGATGGAAATCGGGGCGTACTAGTTTTTCTTGATCGTCCTGGTTGTTGCTGCGCAGCTCCAAGGCTGTTCTTCGCAAGTGTAGGGGGGTTTTTTTTTGGATTCCGATGCACAACCTATTAAAGATAACAATAGAAGGAGGGCAATGGCCCTAAAGGTTTTTTGTTTAATCATCATCCCACCGAAGAATTTCACGCTGTCGCCTTTTTGATGCCGCATAATCCCATTCATCCTTTTCTATAAGGATGGGTCCAACCGAGTCTGCAACGATAACTGGGTAGTAGGATTTTGATTTATTCGGCAGCATGATGATTTTAAATTCTACCGGATCAGCGATCCAAGTTAAAAATTCAACCACGTCTAAAATAGCGTCATCACGGGCGCACAGTATCTAGTTTATAGTGTTTTTTTTTAGAGTAAAGGTAGCGATAACTTCGCTTTTTCACATCTTCGCTGGTCATTTTAAAACCTCTTTCTGTATCTCATCCAACGACCGAAGTGCATTGCCGACTCTAATGTCTGGGCTTCGGTCGTTTGCCATCCGTGTAACAGCGACAACTCGCCGATACGCTTCGAGTAGAACCCGGTCTTGGTCGAGTGCTTCTGTCGCCATATGTACACACCTCAAAACAAGATCGGGGACATGGATCATCGCACTTATTTGCGCCCATCTTTTTAACTCAAACAGTTCAGCCTTGCTAAGTGGGGTCATTTAAACTCCTGCAAAAACCCGTAGAGAGTATCAAGTTGTTCTTTGGCCTGATCTAGTAGGTCAACTTTCTGCTTGTCGCCATCCAAGAAATCCCCGATGTCGTGTCGGGCCGAATCAACTCTTGCAAAAACCATTTGCATTTTCACTTTCTCAATCTCTCGCAACGCATGGATGCGGCCAGCATACTCACTTGTAGTTCTTTCTTTCATTTTTTTCTTTCCGCCAAATAACGCTCGAACTCTACAGCCCACTGGGGCTTCAGCCATTTTGTCACGGTCTGACATTTTGTGGTTTTCGGAGTGTGGCTCGCAATGCCGTCTTCGATTTCGCTCCAAAGCTTTTCTTGATGCTTTTCTTGAGCTGCGCGTTTGTCTTCACGCTCCCATGCTTCTCGGATTTGATCTTCTTGAGATTTAGCCATTGTTTAATCGATGCTCTTAAGAGCGATAACTTCGAGCCAGGGACTGTTGAGTTCTTTTTTGCGCTCCTCGAGCTCGGGGTGGACCTTGCCAACAAGCCAAAGTTTAAACCAACGATCTACATCCTCCTCGGTTGCTCGCAGGTACCGAAGTCCCGTGCGAAAAACGGAGGAATTGGTAAGACCTTTTTCGATTAACACAAACAGTGCTTCAACGGAGGCGGGGGTGCCAACGGCTCGCTTGGAAATCCACGGTCTATCAAGGTCGCTAGAAATTACTGGTTGGTTTTTTTCTTCCATGATTGACCTCAAAAAGGGATGTCGTCGTGTTCTTTCGGCGCTTGATGCTTGCTTTTGTCTTGCACTCCACGACTCAGCCACTGATCAACAATTTCGAAAGTCTCTGCTCCCTGAGAGTTTATTTTCTTCCCAGCTGCTCTGTCTGAAGCCATCGAGGCCGCCATAAAGTCGGCGTAGCTCGAAAGCTCTTGGTAGTTAATATCTGCTAACTGCTGATTTTTGAACTTCCCGAATGGCATGACAAAAGTTGCCAGGTCGCCCTTTAAAACAGTCTTCTCGGGAGCCTTTGTGAACTTTTTGTCCGGCTGTGACGCTTTGTCTTGGTTAACGCTGCCTTTTGAAGCTGAATTGCCGTCGTCGTCCTCGTCGCTTGAAACGCCAACAATGGCGGACAGTCCGTAGCGCCTTGCATAAGTCAGGGCCGAACCGAGACCCTGCATGTTTTGTTTTTCAATAACAAGCGGCAGCTCGAAAGAAACTCTTTCTCCCGAAGCATGCAGAAGGGTTGTTTCAAGCACCAGCTTGCCGTTCTCAAGCGTCTTTGTACCCTGGATAACTGACAGGCCGTTCTTTGTTAGTGCCTCTCTACAGGCAGCCCAGACAGCCGTTAGGGTTGAATATTTTTTGCCAAAGTGAGGGTTAACAGCGTCTTTTTCAGCTTCTGTAATTTCTGATTGGGCCTTAGCTAAAGCCTCAGCGAGTTTACTTGGTTCCATGTGTCCTCCAAAAAAAAACCCCCACACATCCGAGTCTCACGACAGGATGTACGGGGGCAAACTTCGCTGGCAGTGAGTGCTGTGGTTTTTTGGACCAACACAACCAGCGAAAATCTAGACAATTTTTAATTTGAAAAACCACAGCGAAAATCGTTATGGCAAAGAATTTTGGATTTGCAAAGTAGTTTTTTGGCCAAAAATATAAAGGGCTGGGGGTTGTGAAAACCACGCCAGCCCTTTAAGACACTCTTTGCAAGAAAAGTATTCCCAAAGATTAAACGCCAAAAGAATATTTGTCTAGCCCCCAAATTGCAAATTGCATGGGGGAGTCGTTATCGAAAGAGAGGGAATCAACATGCCTAGAATCAGATCAATTAAACCAGAGTTTTGGTGCGACGGGGAGGTGCATAAATTGTCCGATGCCGCAGCACTGTTTTTTGTCGGAATTTGGAATTTTTGCGACGATCAAGGACGGTGCACTACAGACCCGTCCCAGCTCTCATTATGGATGCCACGTTTTAGGGCACAAAACGTCAAGCACTGGTTGAGGGAATTGCAAAAAAAAGATCTGATCAAAATTTCACGGGAAGGGGGACACCTGTTGGTCGTTAACTGGCACCACCAGAATATAAAAAAGCCAAGGCCGGGTGACCCGAACTTAGACAAAATTGAGTTTGGTAACGATATCGATTTGTCGAACGACGGGAATCTACATGCCTAATCATCACTTTAAACCACGACAAACGAAGGGGAGAGTCATGGAAGAAACAATCGAAATAGTAGTTAAAGGATGGGACAAATACAACCCGAGGAAAGACGTCAAACACCACTCTTGGTTTAGGCTTCAAAACAGCATTTTTGAAGACCATGAGCTTTTCTTATTGTCGCCAAATGAGATGGCTTTTTTGGTTTATGTGTTCTGTCTTGCCTCAAAAAAGAACTGCGAAAATGTCATTATTTCGATCCCGCACGCCATCAAAGTTGGACGTTTTGACGTTAAGACTATCGACCGAGCCCTTGAAAAATTGCACTCAGCAAAAATCGTAATAATTTCCGAAACATCCCGGATCCGTACGCACCCGATACGCATCCGTACGCTACAAACAAACAAACACTACAAACAAACATTACAAACATTACACTCAAACATTACAAACAAACACGGATCGGATATTGCATTTGTAGAAAATACGAACATCTTTGATTTTAAGAACCAGGCACCATCAACATGGTTATTTGAATTTTCTAGATCAGAAGATTCTCAAAAGTGGGAAGAGCTAATCCAAAACGCTTTTGAAAATAAGGCACCTCCTGAAATTCTAAAACTAACCGCCAAGCTGGCGTGGCTGTACCGAACCGACCTTGAAACCTTTCGGGCCGACCTGAACGACCTTTTGAGCGCGAAACTAAATTCCGAAGAAAACCGGCGGAAGTATTTGGCCGTCTGCCTCAAAAAGAAACTCGGCCTCATCGCCGCGAAGGCTGCGGGCTGATGGAACTTCAAAAAATTGTCGCCGCATTTAAACGGCTTCTAAGCCACGATCTTTCCTTGGACCATGCGAGACCCCAGTTGATGAAAGTTTTTTCAATGGCGACCCCTTCACGCTCGTTAGGTTTGAAGTGGCTCGTAGAACTGCTCCGTTGTTTTGGCCGAAACAACCTTTTGAGCGGGTTAATCTGATGGATCTTCAAAAAATTGCCGCCACATTGGCGCGTCACCTGGTTTTAAAAGATGGCGCCAAAGAAGAAATCGAACTGCACGGGATCAACTTCCGGGATTGGCCTGATTTCATCGACGCCAAGAAAATTTTTAAAGACTACGAAATCATCACGCTTTCGAAAAAACACGAGGCTGCCCGCTTTGAGTTGCGTCCAGGGGTTGAAAAGATTTTTGAAAAGTGGGGCGTCTCCGCCCTTGAGCGACCGCTCGGGATCAAAGAATGCGTCGCCCTTTACCCAGAGGTTTTAAGAAAACAAACGGTGCAAGATTTGGCCATCGATCTGGGGAAAGACTGGAAAAACGCCGATAAGCTAATTTCTCAGTTTCAAAACAAACTTACCAGCGCCGTTAGGGCCGAAGATATTACTACGCTGGGTGACGAGTTCTTCATCGAGCTTGACCGCCTTCGAAAAATTAATGGGCTGCAACGAATCCTGCCAGATTTCCCAATCCTTAGCGAAGCCATTGGCGGCTTTAATCCTGGTCGATTCACGATCCTCTTCGCCGACACCGGCTTCGGAAAAACCAACATCGCCCTGCAGCTAGCGCTTTCCGCGTCGAAGGTTTGGCCCACAACGTATTTCAATATGGAAATGACCCAGTTCGATTTTATGTACAGAACCATTGTGGCCGCTAGTGGCGAGACCTACCGCGAAATGCCTAAAAAGATTGACCGCCTGAAATTCCAACAACTTTTTCAAGGCCGTAAACTCCGCGTCACCCCCGGTAACGATCTCACCGTTCAAGAAATTGCCACTTCCATCATGCGCGAAAAACGAAAGTACGGCGCCGAGTTCTTCGTTGTAGATTACGACCAGAAAATTATTCTCGCCGATTCCGACGAACCCGAGTGGAAACAAATCCAACGCGCCGCTGTTTACCTCGAGCGCGTCGCGATCAGAGAAAACGTGCACGTGCTGCTTTTAGTGCAATCCAACTTCGAGGGCGGCATCTCCAGTTCCAAGCGGATGATGTACGGCGCCTACACAGTAATGCGCTTTCACAACGTCGAGAACAAAGACGTGATAGAGTGCATAAAAAATCGCGGAGGTGAAGGCGGCGCCACCGTTGAAGTTTCCTACGACCGAACCCGCGCATGGGTCCGAGAAAGCCGGAGGGTTACTCTTGAAAAATCTAAGTCCAGAAGAGTTTGAACAAATCAGGATGCTTCCAGGATACGTGCGGCCCTACACCGACGAAGAACTGGCGGCCATCGTCGAAAATCGGATCGAAGAAAACCAGCGTGCCGCCGACAACCTCGAAATCACGCGAGGTATTTTTAGAATGTGGAGCTACGCGTTTAGTAACTCGCTCCCTTCGCTCGTCAAGGAACTTCAAAAATCCGTCGAAAGCTCCGCTCTTTTCGAATGGGGACCGGACTCAACCGTAATTTTTGATCACGTCGTGAAACGCGTTTTGATTGAAAACTTTGATGGGAGATCGATCTATTTTGCGCTTTGAAACAAAAACTTAGGATCAAACGCCTCAAGAGTCCCGAGATCCAAACCATCCTCGTGCCCAATCGACGATCGTGGACTAAGTTTAGCCAACAAATTCGAATTCACGAAAACCACCTTGTTGACTGGCCTAAAAAAAACAACATAGCCGCAAACATTCCCATGGCGTGCGAGAGTTTCCATGGCCAAAACTTGATGCGGAATAATCTTCGAATGTACCAAGCGATCAGCATCAATACTTTTGGTATCAACAAATGCTGTTTGATTCCCGAAACCTAAAATCCAATCAAACGGGCTTTTCACGGCTTTTAGGACTAAACGACCACCCATAAACATCTTTTGGCAGCCATCAGGAATCCGTATAACGCTTATGGAACTGCGCTGGCATTTAAAGCGCCAATGGGCCTCCCAGTTCTTGCCCTCTTTTTGGGCTTTCCACCCACCTATTTTTCGTGCAAATTTCCCAAAGGCCATAAAAATAAGTTTAGATTAATTTATTGAATTCAGCTACTTAGAAATGATTATTAATGCAATTATTATGTACTAAATCAATAATTCCGCATAAAATAAAACAATGAGAACTTCGAAAGCTGAAATAGCCGCTGGAAACCTGTTTTTCCGTTCAACCCTTATCCGATCCGAGCGGCACAAAGTTGTGTTGTCTTCGAGAGTCGCCGATCTTTTTGAAAAAGACCACGACACTTTCAGCCGCCTCCTCGACGAGGTTCGCGCCTTCAGTTGGACCAACGCCCAAGACCCCCACGGCGAGCGAAACATCGGGCTGGTTAAGATTGGACAAACAGAGTATTTTTTCAAAATCGACCTCTACGATTCAAGCTGGGAACATTTCTTCGACCAAGAAACAATGCCGCATTCTCAATGCCACCGACTTTTAACTTTGACGACAGCGGACGAGGCCCTACTCACTGAATATATCAAGTCGGCCACCTCCATCTTAGAGCGCACGTTTGGATTGGCTTAGTGTTGTCTTCGAGTTTGGTGTAACCTTTGCACAAGAAAAAAATGGAAACTCAAGAATTAGAAAAAGGTCGCCCTGGCCCCAAGAAAAAATATCATCATGAAATGAAGAGAATTAATCTTCACGTACCAGAGCCGATGTTCGATGCGATTAACGATTTGGCAGCAAATCAGTACCCGCCATCAAGCACCACTGCTCTTATTCAACTTGCCATAATGCAACTTTTACAACGTCGCGGGGCAAAGCTTCCCGAAAAACTCTAAAAAAACCAAACTTCGAAAGCTGAAAAAGACGCTGTTCTGTCGGGAAACAGCGGGGAAAACCAAAAAATATGAAAGCATTTCACAACGACCAAGCAATTAAAGACAAATACCTGGCCCGAGTTGTGGCACACATTAATGCCGATAATTTGGTGCGCGGAGCAACGGGGAAAAACGGCAAGGGTTGCGCCGTTTTTTGTACGCTAGATATTTACGATCACGCGCGCTATCCGATCGAGCTGGGAATTCCCGAGTGGCTTGCTCGCGTCGAAGATTCGCTGTTTGAAAAGATGTCGATTGAAAAGTCGAAGACATGGCCGGCGGACTTTCTCGCCGCGATCAATGTCGGGGCGGACCTAGAGAAAACTAAGGTGCCTTTTCTAATCATGACTCTAGAAACGACGCTACAAAGCATGGCAGCGGCGGACTTTGACGCTAAGAAGTTTCCCGAAGTTACCAAGGCAATTGAAGGCTCAATGCACGCGGTCGAGCAAATGATTCACGCGCACAAGAATGGTCTTGCCCTACAAGCAGCGCTCTCGGCGGCGTGCTCGGCGTGGCCTGCGGACTCGGCGTGCTCGACGGCTCGCTCGGCGGCGGCGGACTCGGCGGCGCGCGCGGCGGAATCGGCGGCGTATGCGGCGGCGTGCTCGGCGTGGCCTGCGGACTCGGCGTGCTCGACGGCGCGCGCGGCGGCGGCGTGCTCGGCGTGGTCGACGGCTCGCTCGGCGGCTTATG